GCACCTGATGACCTTCTGGAGCTTGAGATCCTTGACGAGATCTTTACCGGTGTACCCCTGGATGAGAAAGTCCACGTCTTCTGTGGTACTGTTGTTGGTGAAACCGGTGATGGTCTTCTTCTCAACAAGGCTGTCCAAGTGTTCTTTGTAATCTTGGGTCCATCGGCCCGGGGGTAACTCGGTTACCTTAACCGTCGTCCCGATCACCTGCCATGTGCCTTGGGTCATCCACGAATCATCGTCCTGTTCGAGAACGTGACCTTTGAAACCTCGGAACCATGGTTTCATTTTCTTCAGGTCGCGACCGTTTGTGAAGTTTAGGATGTTGGCCTTGATATCTCCTGGATTGAAGGGGGGTACATAACACGAAAACCCCGTCCCGATACCTTCGGTGCCGTTGACGAGGACCATGGGGATGACCGGCATGTAATGTTCGGGTTCGATGCTTCGACCGTCGTCGTCGAGGTAGGTGAGCACCGCATCGTCCCTCGAATCAAACAACTTTCTCGCTTCGGGGGTCAGTCGCGTAAAAATGTACCTCGTTTGCGAAGCATCCTTTCCTCCCATGAGCCGTGTACCGAATTGGCCGCACGGCTCGAGAAGATTGATGTTGTTGGAGCCCGTGTAGTCATTGGCTAGCTTCACAATTGTATCTGCGAGGCTTACTTCACCGTGGTGATAGGCACTCTTTTCTGCCACGTAGGCGGCGAGTTGTGCCACCTTCATCTCTGCAGTGAGATTCCTTTGAAAGCACGAGTACATCACCTTACGCTGCGAAGGTTTGAGTCCATCGGCCACGGAGGCGATGGACCGTTTCAGGTCAGCGAGTGAAAAGTTCACGAGGTCCTTGTGCACGAAATCCGTTATGTTCAACTGTTTGACGTGGCCGTAAGGAACCTCTAGCTCCTTGGAGTCTTTAGCCGTACTCTCGAGGAGCCACGTTTTGCGTGCATCTGCTTTCTTCTTGTCGAAGGCGAGAACGATTGATTCGTCAGTCATGGTATCCACATCAAATTTCACCGTAAGATCTTGGATCTTCTTGAAGTATTCGCGAGCTTCTGTGGAGGTTGAAGTACCGAGACCCTTGTAGTATTTGATCTTCCACGCGGCTTTGCCGTTACCGTACCAGGATCGGAACGCCGAATCCGTGTAGAACGAATGGGTCTCGGATCCTTTGGTCGCCTTGATGATCGGCGTGACCATGCTCACCACGAAATTCATCTGTAAGAGGGAAGGCCAGAAATAATGCACCATATTGAGAATTAATCCCTTGATATGCGAACCGTCGGCGTCGGCGTCTGTCATGATCATGAGTCGACCGTACCGAAGCTCGGTGAGGTCCTTGTACTCTTTGCCTTGCTGGAGACCAAGGATTTTCTTGAGATCATTGAATTCTTGGTTAGACGTGAGTTGTGCCACGGAGGAATCTCGCACGTTCTTACATTTACCACGAAGCGGAAACACACCGTAATGATCGCGGCCGACGACCGAGAGACCCGCGACGGCGAGTGTCTTCGCCGAATCGCCTTCCGTCACGATCAGGGTACATTTCGATGACTGAGAAGTACCGGCCTTGTTGGCGTCATCCAGTTTGGGGATACCGGTGATTTTCGATTTGCGAGCTCCACCGTCCGTCTTCGCGAGAAGTTTCATCTCCTTGAATTTGGAAAGGGCGGTCAATTCCTCGGCAATACCGGTTTTGAGCGCGTTCTTCACGAACGTCTTCGGGGGTTCGAATTTGGACCCGAAATCTGGAGCCTTTAGGGTACACTCGCTCTTGACTTGGGAGGAAAAGGTAGGGTTCTCCAGCGTGGCTTTGACGAAAACCGTGAACGCGTTCTTCACCTGTTGCGGCTTGAGCTTGATCTTCTTGGCCATATCCTCGATGATGCCCGAGGCGACGAGGGAGGTCACGTGGTCCACGTGGGTCCCACCCTTAGTGGTACAAATCCCGTTCACAAACGAAACCTGTTCCATGCCATCTTCGGACGGGCCGATACACACCGACCAACGATCCGTCGTCACGGAAGCGACCTCTTTCACGCCTTCGTGCATCTTGGCGTACGCCTCGAAGGAAGTCTTGGGGAGCGGTTCGCCGTTCAATCGCACCTTACAGTTGGAGGTGGTACATATGTTCGCATCCCAAACCCGTTTCTCGAAAATCTTATAGATCGCATCGGTCATTCCCGTCATACCACCGAAACGTCTCCAATCGGGTTTGAACGTGACCGAAACCGATGACGTGGCGGCTGCGTGTTTGGTGATTTTGGGTTTGCCGCACGCGGTCATGTTCTCGGTCCATCCCTGTTTGTATGTGTTTTTGGTCTCGCCGTCCTTGATCACCACGGCGAAACTCGACGAGTAGATGTTGGTGAGTTTCGCACCGTATCCGTTGCGACCGCCCACGAGTCGCTTTTGGGTATCGTCGTAGTTGGTACTCGTGAGAAGGTGGCCGAAAACCAGCTCGGGGTTCCAAACACCTTCTTTCTCGTGCATCTTGACGGAAATTCCACCGAGGGGGCCGTTATTCTCGATCGTCACGGTTCCAGCCTCTTTGTCGATGGACACGCCGATGGAGGTCACAGCCTTAGGGTGGAGCGAGTTTCGGTCGATGGCGTTGACCAGTATCTCATCGAAGATTTTCAAAAGGGCGGGGCTGTATTTCAAGGTTTTCTTCTTGAAACATGTTCCGTCTAAGACCCAATACGATTCGGTTGTCGAATCGACGGGGCCGACGTAACTGTCCGGCCTTTTCAAGACGTGCTCGATGTGCGTGAGCTTTTGGACACTCTCCATTTGTGGTTACTTTACTGACGCGTCATTTCTTTATACGCGTCGACGAAGCCGTCTCTCAGACCGCTTTTATTCTTTATAAGGTTTTCACGGACTCCTCCTCTTCGAGGCAGTGGCCCTCGCGGTCGCGGCGTTGGCTCTGAGTGTCCTACGCTTGGATGGACTATTATTGTTCTTCTTCCTCTTTTTCGTTTTCGTGATCACGTCTCTGACCTTTTTAGCCTGGTTGAACTTCTCCCTCGCTATTTGGGCTGCTCGATTTGCAGCCGCTAGAGTCTTTTCAGCCGCGTTCGCGATCTTGATTTGGGTGGTGCGGTACTTACCCCCCTTATACCGGGATTGGATCTTTAAGGCTGGCTTAGTATACCTGCGGTTCACGTTCATGTTTAGCGTGACGAACCTCAAATCGTGTTGCGTCACGAACCTTTTCCGGTTTGTCGGATGCCTGAAAAGACGTACATTGTTATTCTTACTACTTTTAAGGTAGAAAGCTTCGGCCGGGGTCATCTTCGCGAGCTTTATAAAACTGTTTTGTGACAGGTAGTGGTTATACTTCGGGTCGTACCCGATAACCTTTTCACCGTTTTTAAAATTGTTTAGAGTGATATAATCAGGGTTGACAATTGCCGGTACGATCTTTCTTTTATACGGGACCTTTAACGTCCTCTTGTTTTTTTTGTAGTAAATCGGCCATAGAAAAAAGCGAATCGTCATCCAAAAACTGTCTTCAGACGAATATGTGTCATATTTGTTTGTAATCAATACTTGATTAGACGGTCTATTCAAAGGGTTTTTGTGTGTTATAAACGCCTTTGTTGTCGTAAAATGTTTACGATAGTCACGATTATTATTTTGACTAAGGACTAGGGCATTATTTGGACGAAGTTCCGATACCGTTATGCCGAGTGCCCTTATAATCTTTTTCATCAAGAGCTGATCCCGATAATAGATAAGAATGTCAGGGCTGTTCTCTATCAAATGTTTCAAATCCCTATACTCCCGGATTCTGCCAAGGAGGGATTCCAAATTCCTATTACTTATATTTTGATCGTCGTTACCGTTTCCCGATTTAACCCCTACTCGTTCCCATGCTTCCCACGTTCTTAGCACGAGCTGCATGACCTCTTTCTCAATATCTTTTTCTGTAGGTATTACCGTCCGGAGTTTCTCGATGAAGTCATTGGAAAAATCGGACACAAAAAGCGGAGAAAGTGTTTTTTTGAAATCTAGCTTTAGGGGATATCTAGAAAAGCTTTTGAGCAACCTGAGGGTTTGGGACCTTAACGGCATGCCAGTATATTTCCCGGATCTTTTCATCGAGATTCGGACTGCGTGTCGCATGTGCTCTGGAATGTCATTATACCTGTTACTGTTACTGGAACTCATACAATACCCTGAGAAAAAACTATATGGTCCCGAGCGGTGAAGCTTCTCTCGTCGAAGACCCAAGTCCCGCCGCGAAACCTCCACTTTACCCTAAACGCACTCACACCCTTCACGTCGACGTAACACGGTGGATCGTGCTCCCCCGCGAATATCTTACCGCGTTGAATCATAGAAGACCCGTCGTATACCTCGTACTCGACCCTCCACGGACTCTCGTTGAAGAGATACGCCCTCGTCCTCGGGTACACCTGGAACGGTGCGCGTCTCGTCACCAGGGGCATTATTTAAATCTGCACACAAATTAAAAGGATGTACTTTTACCTGTTTACCTTCATCTTTATCCTGATAGTGATCGTTCAGAACAAGTCGAGGGGTATGGCCCACGCGGTGGATAAGTTGGTCCGGCAGGCTGCCAGGTACGCGACGGCGGCACAACAGGATAAGTCGCCGGTGATCGCCGTCCTACACGCCAACTACGCCGCGGCCTACCTCTACGCGCTCAAAGATATCGCGAGCGAATCGCAGATCCATAACGCCACGGGCATACATGTTCGAAAGTTCACGGAGCACATCGTCAACGTCCAAGATATGGTCACAAAGAAAACCACCGAGACGTGCCCCGAGTTCGTCGGCCAGGTGGACGTCTACCTCGCAGAGATCGGCGGTGAGGCGTGAGAAAAGGAAACCTAAGCGAGGGGAAAACCGGGACTTCGTCGCACATGAAGGTGGTGCGCGACGAAGTGTGGGAGAAATGCCTCGAAGGCGCGACTGCGATGTATCGTTTACTCGTACCTAACGATACGTGTTATAAATTGGCCGACGCCACGTGGAAATGTAAAGCGGCGTACAAGGTGTTCCAAGACAAAAAAGATGCAAGGCGTGTCATCTTACTCGACAAGACCCCGGACGCACATCGCGCCGTGCATAAATTGTGTGCCTCGACCACCATGTCGGGTAAGCCGTGCTCGTTCAGGGCTGTCTGCGGCCATCACTGCAAAAAGCATCAGGTCAAAATAAAATCCGCAGGTACTATAACATGTTAGACCAAGAGAACCTTAGGCCCGTAATAATATCTATGGCACTTTACATCACGATCGCGACGCTCGTCCCGATCCTTTTCAAGAAACCCGTGGGGGTAAAGGTCGTCGATGATATCACCCTCTCCGTGATACGCCAGAAGGAGATGTTGATGTCAGGCACGATCCTCGTCGGCCTCATCACCCTCGGCACCAATTACATTCAGGAGGAATTCATGTGAGACGTTCTCCGCCCCTACGAGCTGTTTCGTGTGCGCGTGGTCCATGTACCGCAGCCTCTTCGCGTACGCATCCCTCATGTACTCTAAAAGCTGATCGAAGTTCGGTTTACCCCATTCCATACCCTTTTGGAAGAGGAAATCGTCTTGCTCCAGCTTTTCGAGTTCACACTCGATCGTATACGGCGTCTTAATATATTCGGGCGCACCCCCGTACGACGCTACGATGACCGGTTTGTCTCGGATCGCCGCCTCGACCGCGCCCATACCTACACCCTCTGAATGTGAAAAACTCACGTAACAATCCGACGTATCGTGGATCTCGTTCAGCTTCTCTTCAGGGAGAAGACCGTTTATGACCGTGACTCTCGGGATCTGGATATCCACGTCGGTCCTACACGTCGCCTTAACGACCAGGCGCGTGTTGGGTTCGTTCAGACGTACGAACGCCCGTATGATTTCCCGAAAGTTTTTTCGAGGGTCCATGACGTTCCCGATATGGTAAAAGACATAGGGTTTTTCGGACGGCGGGGGAACGTGTGCGTGTATGACGAAAAATTCGGTGCTGGGGAACTGATTGGAGAGCACGCGTTTACAGAACGCGCTAGGAACGGCGATCCTCTCAAACTCTTTACACAGGAGACCGTAATCTTCGTGCACGGTTTCTGTCTCACACACGGTCATGCAGGCGAGGTTCTTGACGCGGGTCCTCATGTACTCCAGGTGTTCAATGTGCCAGGACACGGGGAGCATAAACACGAGACCGTGGTCTGACGGGGGGAGCTTTTCACCGATCAGGTAATACCTCTTCCCGAAGAGTTTCGCGTATTTGTTCGCGTGTTGCCCTATCCCCGTGTTGAGCGGGGGTCCGACGATGAGCATTGACTTAAAAACAAATCTTGTTTTTAATATATACACGATGACGACCCTGCGCGAAGAAATTATCCAGGAAGCCGCCAACCCACGCGTCGATAAGAAACGCCTTTTCGATCTTCTCGTCAAGATTGTTGACCACACCCCAGCCGCCGGTGGTGGCGGTGTCGGTCCCCGTGGCGAGAAGGGTGACCGAGGCGAGAAGGGTGAGAAGGGCGACCGAGGTCCGGTCGGTCCCGCCGCCGCCACCAAGTCTACCACCGCCAATACCCCCGCTAAGAAGACCACTACTAAGAAGAAGGTGGAGACTTCCGCTTAAGGAACACTCGGCTTTCGGTTCACAGTCCATAGGAACGTACCCAACAACGCGATAAGGAGCGCGACGAGCAAACCGAACGAATACTTTTTCGGTTTGTCGTCCTCTTCTTTCTTATCGGGGAGTTTAGCCACCTGCGAATTCAGTGTATCGATCTTCTTGAGTAACTTCTCGAGCGCCTGTAAAATTTGGAGCTCTCGGTCCTTCGGTTTCTCCTTCACGTTGACCGTCGTGATTTCCAAAACCATGTACCACTTCGCATCGCTTTGGAGAAGTGAGTAATCGCCGTCATCCTGAGACTCGTAGATTTTGAAGTTTAGCTTTTTAATCGATATGGGGTTAAACCAATTGGTTTGTCTGTGAAAACTTTTCCACTGCTTATCGCGTAAAACGAAACCGCTACTCCCCGAGAAGTGGCGCTCCAGAGGTACCCTAGCGAGCACCTGCCCGTGGCGTTCGTCCAGGAGCTGCGCCACTTTCGGGACCTCTGGACAGATGATGTCAACATATTTCGCGATGTCGTTACCCCCGCTCGCGTCGTTCGAGCCTACCTGGGTGATGTAGAAATCTACCATCTTGATCCCTAGTACTCGGCCCATATCTTCCACGTGTGTGTTCGACTCGAGCGCCAGGTCCAGGGCGAACTCGCTATTGGTCCCTTGCACGAAACTCGAATCGAGTATGATATACTGGGTTTTTTTCGGTATATCGTCGAGTGAGACCATTCTAATTTAGTGCGATAAAAAAACTCTACGCTAATAACAACAGATGGAACTCAAGTACAGACTACTCATCGGAATCGTCGTCCTCGTGGTGATATCCGGTATCGTGTCGTCCTTCTCAGGTGGGGGTGATGAGGAACAGAAAAAACTGGACGCCGACCGCGGAAACGATTCCGGATCCGCTGCGGCGTCGTCCTCCTCGTCGGCGACTTCTTCACAGGGGCAGGAGCAGGAAGGGACCACCGAGAATATCAAGCGCGTGACCGCGGAGGCTAAGTTTAAAACTGCAGTCGTCGACCCTACAAATGATCCCAAAATTCTGGAAGTATCTTCCAAGTTGTTAATGAGCAAATTTGACACGGACGGCGACGGTAAAATTTCGGCAGGCGAGATCCCGGACGGTGATTTGAAGACCGAAATGATGGGGTATGACCTCGACGGCGATGACATTTTAACCATGGATGAATTCCAGGAATACGTTAAAAATAGATAAGATGTCACTTGACTGTCGTTTGTAATTTAAAATTTTCGTCGAAACCGTCCAACGTGAGCTTCCCCTCACCCACGAGACGCTTAATCGTAATACCGACCTCGATGTTGTCGGCATACGCCCGAGCGTGTTTTGGGTCGACACCTAGATCCGGCATGAGCATGTTAAAAGCCATCATCTTTTTCGGGACCGACAATTCCCGGTCCTGGAGGACGCGCAGTATATCCTTGGGAATTTTAGAAACGTCCATCGCTACTTCTTAGAACGGCTTATTTCTTTAACTTTTTACTGTCGCTTCCTCTTCTTACCAGCAGCCATCTTCCTGGACATGGTCGGTGCGTCCTTCTTCATTTCGCGGCAGAGTTCCTTCTTGGACTTGAGGACCTTCTTGTAGAGCTGAGCCTCGGAGAGGAATTTGCGCGCGGCTTCCACCACGTTACCCTTCTTCTGGTGTTTGCACTTTTTCTTGCCGATCCTGAGAGATCCGGTCTTGCTGTCGATGAAAACGGTCATTTTTATTTTTAGCGGAGAAAATTTTTGGAAACCTAAGTGAAGGTCGAAACCGGGATTTTGACAAGAAAAAAATGGGCTTACCACCGTACAGGGTCGGGTCGATTACCGTCAAGGCTTTCATCGAGGACAAGTTCAAGTACGCCGCGCATCAAATCCTCCGCAATGATACCGTATACGATTATCGGGAAGCTGAAGAGGTGATCAACTCTCTGTTCGAGAACATGGATATCGGGACCGTGACGACAAGTACAAAAGGTCGGTACAAGTACGCACTGATCAACGGCGGTCAACGAGTCCGCGCGATCAAGAGGTTCATGGCCGACGAGTTCAAAATCATCGCACCGACGACGAAAGATTTGCGCAAGTACAGCGAACTGTGCCAAGAAGACCGAGAGGTTTTCGACGGGAAGAAGCTGATCCTGCACAATTACCACGGCCTGACTGACAAGCAGGAAGCCGAACTCTACATTCGTCTCAATACATCGAAGCCCCTGTCCCACGGTGAATTCGTCCGAGGCACGATAAACGTGGCGCCGATGTGCAAATTGGCCTGTGAACTCTCGGACAAGTACAGTGATGACCTGAAATCCCTCAGCCATGTTTTCGGTCCGAGAGCGGATGTACGCCAGACGTCGAACAGCTGGACCCTCATCGCCCTGTTGAACTTTCACCACGGACAGATCCTTTACGGAAGGAAGTTGCCCTATAAGAAAAACAAGGAGCTCTGCGAGTCCTTGTGCGACAAGCCCATCGACGCCAGGACACTCACCGAGCAATTTGACACGCTCATGCGAATCATAAGCATGAAGAAGACGAACCTGAAGTACCCCAGCTACGTGCTCGCGACCGTGCAGGCGATCATGTTATCCAACGAGACGTACACCGCGGAGCAGGTGAACGAATTCCTGTACGATATGCTTGTCGGCACGACCGCTTGCGGTGACCTTCGCGACAAGTGGGACATCCTAGCCAATACGCCGGGACTTGATGCGAACCTGCCCGCCTCCTGCTCCACGAGGGCGGACATCTTCAACGAATGGGAAGACTGGACGTGGGATCTGGAACCCGTCGAGAATTCTTCTGACGGCGACGATGACGATGACGATACTCCGATCGCCCGACTCACCTTCACCAATCCTGACTCTGGGCCCGAGTCCGAGTCACAGTCCGAGTCCGATGACCCCCCTCCCAAGACCGATGACATCCGTCCCAAGACCGACTTCAAGATTGGAGATTACATCTGGGTCTGCACCAACGAGGATGTCGAGGCTGAATCTGATCTCGCCAAAATCGTGGGAGTGAACGCGGACAGCACTGAATTCAAAGTTGAATGGTGGTACACAGGCCTTGATATGTACGAGAAAATTCCTGGTCTCGGTTCAATCGAGTTTGACGGAGTTCACGTAAATCCATGGGATCTCGTGCTGGACAACAACATCAACGAGACCAACATTATCGAGCTTGCGAGCATCATTGGACACGCCTCCGACGATGTGGTCATGTACACCGTCGACGAAATACGAGAAACCTGGCCCAAACTTGACATCGACGACGACACCGTACAAAGGATGGACCTCATGTGGACCAGCAAAGTACCGGGCAGAAAGCAGCAGTACAAGGTCATCGACATCATCACGAAGAAGAAGATGATGAAGTGGTCCCCGACCTACGACCAACGTGTTTTTGCGAGGGGAGTACTCGCGTCGAAATACCCGGAATGGAGCACCGAGGTTGTGGAAGACTGCATCAAGACCATGACTCGCACGTCCGAGGACCATCGGGTTTTCACTCAGCAGCTGAACACCGTCTGCTCATGGGATGTATCCGAAGGGAAGAAACGTAAGCGACAGTAAGGGGTATAAAGACTGAGGGCGTCAATATGATGAGAAACATGGAACATACCATCGGCCACACGACTATTTATGACTGGGTGATGGACCCGTACCTGGTTAACGAAATTGCCTTTTCCCTCTTTGAGATTGAGAACTCCGATCTCCTCTCAAAGAAGTGCAGTTACGAACAGGAGATGTCTGATATTCTCGGATGGAAAGACGCCCGCGGTCGACACAGGGATGCCATCGCAGGGGACGGCACAGGGATTGAACTGAAAAAATCCGCCGGCAGCTTCATCTTCGATGGGGTTCGCTACGCGGAGATGTACATGACAAAGGAAGAAGACAACGGTATTCACGTTCTCTTCAACTTCAATACGAAAGGGGTGACCCGAGTGTTCATCGTCCCGAATTGGATGATGGTCCAACTCATAATCCCCCGACTCGATATCGCACAAATTGAATTATCACTGTTTAACACACGCAAGGAAATGGATCAGGGTCTCAACTCACAGGCGACGATGACGCCGAACCGGATGATCCAGGCTCTCAACGCTATGTGAGGCACCTCCTGCACCACTTCACCGAGAGTTCTGGGAAAGTATCCTCTAGAGTTTTGAAATATAAATCCAGATATTCCTTCTCCACCGTCTCTTCTCTCGTCAGCGTAACGCGCTCCGGGAACATACCCATCAATATCGCCTTAAAATGGGCAACCCTGGAATCGAAATTTTCAAAAACACGAAACGAGAGTAAGGTTTCGTCTTTTATGCGTAAGACGCGTATTTCTTCGTGTATTCGGTCTAGATGAACCATTGTATCTATCGTAGATTTTTATCGGGATACGTATTAAAAGAAGATGATACTGACAGACCAGATAATCAGATACCTGTCTAAGGATATTATGTTACCGAAACGATGTCACGCGACTAAAAAACAACGCGTTTCTGTGAAGGAGTGTTGTGACTG